TTGTCTAACTTTTTGGGTTCAGTTCATAATAGGGATTTGAAGCTGTTTTTTTCATTGCTCTGAAAAAATTGAAAATCATGTGCATCAAACCCCTTCGTAGTGACCTGATATATGAAGGGATTTTTTTCTGTGAAAAACAAAAAGGTACTGAAAAATATAGATAAAACACTCATGCTTTCAACATCTCGGATTTGGATAAATATAACGAACTTCAAAAATTTTTGAAAAAACGGTTATAAAATACCTTTCTAGTGGCCTGATATATGAAGGGTTATTTACCAAGAAAAAACAAAAGGTTTGGTTGCAGTATGTTCTAAAGCAATCAGATGGTTCAGGATTGTGTATTTTTCACAAACTATCACAAATTTTGCAAAAACCTGCATAAAGTACCTCCCAGTTCGGCTTATAAGTGAAGGGCTTTTTATTCGAACAACCATTTTGAAAAAAATGCACAAAATTTTCAAAATTGGTTGTAAAAGGGGTCGTTTTTTCGGCTTATAAGTGAGGGGGTTTTTCCATTTAAAAATTTTCTTCAAAAGTTTTCGGAAAAAGCAGGGCAAACACCCTCATTTTTCGGCTTATCAGTAAGAGGTTTTTTTCGTCCCTTTGATGCACCTTGAAAACTGCATACAGGCAATATAAATACGTTACTCTGTTTCGCCCGAAAGGGAAAAGCAGCACCATACAGTGCGCCATGACGATGAACAGGATGTGAAGCAAGAATGATCCGAGCGATTTTTGCTGTATGGGAATGATCTTTTGGCAGGATCAAATGCCATGACCGAAACAGAGCCACAATGATACTTCTGCCGAGTCCCAGACATCGCAAGGACGGCAGCCTCCATGACGGGGGAGGTGAAATGCCTATGTGTGCAGCCAGGCACAGTTTATATTGCCATATTTTTATCTGCTTTCATCAGTGGTATGGCTGGTACTGTTGCTGAAAACAGATAAAAAACAAATGGAGGGAACTGTATGATAGAAAAGAAAGAAACGAGAGAGGTATATTACGCTCTGTCTAGAAAACTGCTGGATCTGATGCTGCAAAGCGGTTATCTGAATCGGGAGGAGTACGAAAAAATCGACGCACTGAACCGGGAAACTTTTTCTCCGGAACTTGCCCAAGTATATGCGTAAAACCATAGATGTGTCAAAAAAGGTGTGGTATTGTGTTGTGCGAAAGGAGGAAACCTGATGGAAAAGAAGATCACAAAAATCGAACCGGTCAGAAAACAAGAGCGGCAGAACGCGCCCATAATGAAGCGAGTTTGTGCATACTGCCGCGTCAGTACAGCATCAGGGGAACAGAAGCATTCTCTGGAAGCCCAGATGCGATATTACACAAAATTGATACAGGAAAAAGAACATTGGATATGGGCAGGGATTTATGCGGACGAAGCCCAAAGCGGTACAAAAATGACCCATCGGGAGCAGTTCCTGCAAATGATACAGGACTGCAAAAAGGAGAAAATCGATTTGATCCTGACAAAATCCATCACCCGATTTGCCAGAAACACAGTGGATAGTATCAGCACCATTCGGATGCTGAAAGACATGGGTGTGGAAGTCTACTTCGAGAAAGAAAAAATCAGTACGTTTTCGGAAAAAAGCGAACAGTTGCTGACCATACTCAGTTCCATTGCCCAAAGTGAAGCGGAAAATATTTCTGCCAACAGCAAATGGGCGGTACAGCGTCGGTTTCAAAACGGCACTTATAAAATCTCAACACCTGCCTATGGCTACGAAAAAGACGAGTATGGAGAACTGGTGATACAGATGGAAGAAGCAAAGGTGGTACGCAGGATTTTTGAAGCGTATCTGAGTGGGAAAGGCTGCTATACCATTGCCAAAGAATTGCAGGCAGAAGGCGTCCCCACCATACGGAATAAGGGGAAATGGCATGAAGTCGTGGTACAGGAAATTCTCTTAAATCCTGTCTACGAAGGGAATCTCATTTATCAAAAGACATACAGCACCTCTTGTCTGCCCTTTACACGAAAACGCAATCATGGTACATATCCCAAATATCTGATTACGGAAAACCATCCGCCCATCATCACCAAGGAAGAAGCGGAAGCGGTGCGTCAGATTTATGAATACCGCAGCCAGTCAGCCAAAAATAAGGCGTCTTCCCTAAACCGATATGTGTTCAGCGGTCGTATCCGCTGCGGCGTATGTGGAAACACCTTTCGCAGACAGAAAATTTATATGGGAAAGCCTTATGAAGCAGTCCAGTGGTGCTGTAAACAGCATTTGCAGGATATGACAAAGTGCGATCAGAAAGCTGTTCGGGAAGAGGTTATCCAAGAAACCTTTGTGCATCTGTGGAATCGTTTGGCAGGAGCTTATGAAGAAATTTTTCTCCCCCTTCTGTCTGTCCTGAAAGCAGCACCAGAGGATGGGGAAAGAGAGCAGGAACAATGGAAAAATAGAATACAGGAAATCCAATGGCAGTGTCAGATGCTTCAGAAAGTTCTTTCGGAAGGGAGCATGGACGCTGTCATTTTTATAGAGAAGCGAAATGCACTGGAGCAGGAGTTGGAAACAGCTCGACGAAACCTGCGAAAATTGCAGGACAAAGGCATCTTTGAGGAGGAAATCGCCCAGACAGAATACTTGATAGCGGTCTTTCGGTTGCGTCCTAAGGTCATGGAAACATTTCAGGAAGAAGCCTTTACGCTGATCGTGGAGCAGGTGATGGTATATGAAAATCGCTTGGAGTTTCAATTAAAAAATGGGCTGATTTTAGCCGAAGTATATGGAAAGGAGCGTTGATGGATGCAAAGACATATCCCCTTGGGCTATTGCGTGGTGCAGGGAAAAGCGCAGATAGACCCGGAAACCTGTCAGGTGGTGCAAGCTATTTATCAGGCTTATGACAATGGGGCATCCTGCAATGCCATTGCTAAGGACTTGACGGCAAAAGGTATACGGACGGCGAATCAGAAAGCAGTTTGGCATTGCTGCATGGTGGGAAAAATACTGGAAAACCAAAAATATCTGGGGGATAGCTTTTATCCCCAAATGATCGAGGAAGCATTGTTTCAGAGAGTGCAGAACCGAAGAAAAGAACGGGCGGAAAAACTGGGGAAAACAAACACTCTAAACGGGTATAACAACAGGACCTTGTGGAATGAACTCCTGATTTGTGGACAATGTGGCAGCGTGTATTGGCAGTGTGTGGATAAACAACAGCAAAAACAGTGGAAATGTAAAAAGGATGTCCATAAAAAGGGGATGGGCTGTGAAAACCTTTCTTTGACACAGGTACAGCTGGAAGAAGGATTTCTGCGTGTCCTGCGGAAAGTCATGGAGCATCCTTCCTGTCTGAACCAAAGAAAAACCAAAAGAGAAAGAAAACACAGTCTTTTGGAAATCCGGCTGACAAAGGAGATACAAAACCTGTTGATGTCACCATGCTGTGATACAAAAAAATTAAAAGAACTGGCGTATGAAAGAGCGGCAGAACAGTATCAACATACGGTCTTTGATGACAGTGATTTTCAGACGGAAAAACTGCTGTATCTTCTGAACCATACGCCGGTTCCAACGAAGTTTGACAGTCATCTCTTGGCGGAAACCATGAAAAAAGTCGTTGTTGCGAAAGAAGGGTATCTGGAGTTTCATTTCAAAAATGGGTATCAGCGAAAAATATGGCTAAAGGAGGAATGAGTGATGCTACAGACCATAAAAAAGAATATTTCCGTGATTCCGACGGTACCTGCCCATGTGGCAGAAGGAAGCCAACAGAGCAAACTGCTTCGGGTAGCCGCTTACTGCCGTGTCAGTACTTTACAGGAACAGCAGGAAAGCAGTTATGAAGCACAGGTAAACCACTGTCGGGAAAAGATACAGAATCACCCCGGTTGGAAATTGGCTGGCATTTATGCCGATGATGGGAAAAGTGCCACCAGTACCAAAAAACGTCTGGATTTTCAGGCAATGATCGAGGACTGTATGGCAGGAAAAATCGATATGGTACTGACAAAGTCCATCAGCCGCTTTGCCAGAAATACGGTGGATGCCCTGACTAACATCAGAAAGCTGAAAGAAAAGAATATCCCTGTCATATTCGAGAAAGAAAGCATCAATACCATGGAGGGCAGCGGAGAACTGCTTTTGACCATATTGAGCAGTCAGGCACAGGAAGAAAGCCGGAATATCAGCGAAAACTGTCATTGGGGTATTGTACGGAAGTTTGAGGAAGGAAAGGTCATGGTGAACCACAGCAGATTTCTGGGCTATACGAAAGATAAAGACGGAAATCTTGTGATCGTACCGGAAGAAGCGCAGCTGGTGCGGCGGATTTACAAGCTGTATCTGGAAGGTAACAGCAGCTACCGCATCAAACTGATTCTGGAAGATGAGGGCATTCCTACAGTAACAGGGAAAATGACATGGAGCACCACCACCATTGACCGGATGCTTTCCAATGAGAAATATATGGGGGACGCTCTTCTGCAGAAAACATATACGGTGGATTTCCTGACGAAAAAGAAAGTGAAAAATAACGGGATCGTACCCCAGTATTACATAGAGAATGACCATGAAGCCATTATCCCCAAAGAATTGTTTTATCGTGTGCAGGAGGAAAAAGCCAGAAGGGCTGCTATCTACAAACCGGCTGTCAAAAGAAAAAATGGACTGCAAAGAGGGAAATACAGCGGGAAATATGTTCTGTCTGATATTCTCTACTGTGGAGAATGCGGACACCCTTACCGCAGACAGGTCTGGTCAAAGTATGGCGTAAAGCAGGCTGTTTGGCGATGTGACAATCGGCTGAAAAACGGAAAAAAGAGGTGCAAGTATTCTCCCACATTGAAAGAGAAGACACTGCATACTGCCATTATGACTGCCATCAACAGCGTGGCAGAGGATCAGGGGAGGTTTGTGCAGGCGTTTCGGGAAAATGTTCTACAGGTCATTGGAAGTTATGAGGCTTCGGAAAAAGAAACGGAAATCCTTAAACAGATAGAAGCCTGTCAGAAAAAGCTGATGGAACTTATGGAAACCGGGATGAAAGATGGACAAGGGGATTTTGAACAGGAATATGAAAAGATCATGAGGAAAATGAAAGAACTGCAAAAAGCCAGAGCGCAGACCGCAAAAGAAAACAGACTGGCAGAAAGTTGTCAGCAAAGAACGGCGGATTTGGAGCAGTATATGGGAAAAACAGTCTGGTTACAGCGGGAGTTTGATGAGGAATTGGTGCGTAGGCTCATCCGAGTGATTAAAGTGGTCAATGAAAATAAACTGGAGATACAGTTTCATTCTGGGATTGTACTGGTACAGCGGATGGACTTTGAGGAGTGATGGGAAGGAAGGGAAGCTTGAAGAAATTTTCGGACCAATAGTTTTTAGGCGGTGGGAATAGAGAATCTCACTGCCTTTTTGTGTTGATGAGAGAAGTAAAAGGAATGTGTTTCTCTAAAAAATTTAGAAACATTGAGATCCTATGAGACTTTTTTTTCGTTATACTCTGGAAAATAAATCATAGAAAGGATAATATGTATGAGTAAAGAGCTAATAGGAAAAAATGGAAAAATCGTAGGATCAGCAGCTTATTTTCAAGAAATGAATCGAAACTGTAAGATAACAGAAGTGATGAAAGTCCCAAAGGAATATCAATATTTTGATGGATGTAAAGAACTTGCGCGTAGCTGCAAAGAGATTGTTTCTGTGATATATCAAGATGTAAAAAAATGTGCAGACATTTTGGCTTTTCTTCCTGAAAAAGATCGGCAGGAAACTGCAGAATTGGCAAAGGCGATAGGAGAAATTTCACGGCAATGGGGCAGTGCCAGTGGCGATGTGAACCAAATTGTTTCCCTTGTTTTGCTGTCTGCAAGTGCATCCAAAAGAAAATCATCTGAAAGTATAGATCGGAAGAGCACACGTCTGAACTCCAGTC